CTACATCCGCCGCGCACCCAGACTGACCGCCCGCGCCAGCATCTGCGCGATCTGCGCCTCGGACCGCAGCAGGGCCGGCGCGCCGCCGTCCACCGCCACATTGACGGTCACCCCGCCGCCCGAGCCTGCTAGACTGCCAACCGGCCCGATCTCGCCGCCCGTCGCGGGTCGAAACACCTCCGGCCCGCGCTCCCCGACCAGATAGGCCCCGCCGCCCAGTACCGGCCCGCCGTCCGCCCGCGCCCCGCCGAAACTGGACAGCACCGACTGGATCGCGCCGCTTAGTCCACCGCCTGGGCCGACCTGCGACCCCGCCGCCGCATTGACCGCGTTCAGCACCGCCCGCGCCAGTTCGGCCAGCGACACCTCCCCATCCGCCGCCGCCCTTGCCAGCGACCGCGTCAGGCTGTCGCCCGCGCGCCCGAACGCCTCCTCGATGGCGTCAGCCGCCTCCTGCGCCGGCGCCTTCAGCGCCTCCAGCGCCGCCCCAGCCTCCGCTGCTCTCAACGCGACCTGATCGATCCCGTCCCGCCCGAACTCATCCGCCATCCGGCCAACCCTCCATCAATCGCGCCAGCCCGTCACGCCCGAGCGGCGCCGTCCCGCGCGGCGCCTGCGTCAGCATTCGCCACTCCTTCAGCGACAGCCGCCAGAACGCCTCCGGCGCAACGCCCATCGCCGCCGCCAGCCTCAGCATCTCGTCCCACGGCGTCACGCCCGTCATCCTCCGGCTTGACCGGAGGACGCCGCAAACGCCTGCGCCACCGCGACCGCCGCCTCGCGCGGATCGACGCCGGCCACATTCGGCGCCTCGTCCCCGCCCCCGCGCAACACCGCCGCCAGCACCACCATCAGATCCCTCGCCGACAGCGTCTTCATCCGCTCCGCCACGGCCGCCAGCCCATCGACGCCCAGCTCAGTCTCGATCTCCGCCAGCGCCCCCAGCGTCAGACACACTCGTCGCCGCTCGCCGCCGATTTCAACGAGCATTTCACCCCGCACGCCGTTCATCACATCTCCGATTTCGATTTCGTGAGCGGTGAATCGTGATGCGTGATCAATGCCTCGCCTCACGATTCACGCATCACCATTCACGAGGCCTCATATCGCGCTGAACCCGATGGCCCCCGCGCTGGCCAGGCTCAGCGCAAACGTCGCCTCCCCCTCATGCTCGCCGGCGTATTCCAGCGCCGCCACCAGGAACGGCCCCTCCAGCACGCCGAAGTCCGGCACGATCAGCCGCCACCGCTTCGCCGCCTGATCGAAGAAGGCCTCGCGCACCAGCGCATCCGACGCCGCATCGCGGAAGATGCCCTGTCCCGACACCGCCGCCGACTTCACGCCCGCCCCCGCCAGCAGCTCGCGCCACCGCCCGGCGCTGTCGCCGTCCGTCGCATCGACCGTCTTCGCGTTCAGCGAAATCGTCCGCGCCCTCAACCCCGCCACCGTCGTGAACACGCCCGGCGCGCCCTCGATCTTCAGCAGCATGTCCTTGCCGGCCTGTGCCGTCATTCTGTCCTCGCTTTGCTCGTTGGTGGTGAGTCGTGAATCGTGAGCCGTGACGACCAGCCGTTCGCAGGCCGGCTACAGTCACGGCTCACGACTCACCATTCACCTCTTCCGTCACCGCCCTCAGCCGCACCACCGCATAGGTCCGCCGCCCGTCACCCGCCCGAAACACATCCGCGAACGTCGCCCTCAGCGTCGCCGTCCGCACGCCATCGGCCTCCAGCACCGCCTCGTGCAGACAGGCCCGCACCGCCGCCGCCACCGCCTTGGCCTCCTCCGATCCCGCGAACCGCGACACGCCCGTCAGCGTCAGCCGCTGCTCGACCCCGCCCCCGTCCGCCGCCACCGGCCGGCTCTCGCACCGCCCGATCACCAGATGCGGAAACTCTGCGTCTTCGGGCGCCTGATCCCAAACCCGCCCGCCCAACAGCGCCTCAACCGCCGCGTCGCCCTTCAGCGCCGCCAGCACCGCCTTCTGCAGCGCGCTCTCGTGATCCCTCATCGCACCCGCTCCAGATCCAGCGTCGCCCGACCCGGCCGCGCGTCCTCAATCACGACGATCCGCCAGTCCGCCCCGCCGAAGCGCAACACGCGCCCGATCATCAGCCGAGCATCCGCCCGCGCCTCCGCACCCATCGTCTCGACCGCCCGCCTCTGATCGCCCTCGCCGCGTTCGGTCCGCCGACGCGCCCCGCACTTCAGCCAGGCCGACCCCACCGCCTCGAACGTAACGCTGCGCCCGCCATAGGGCGTCTCGGCCTCGACCGGCTGAAACAGCCCCGCCAACACTCTCACAACCTCACCACGCGATACGGCGCGACCCAGCCCTCGACCGGCTCGACCGTCACCGGCTCCCCCCGCTCATAGGCCCGCAGCACCAGCATCAGGATCGCCAGCCGCAACGGCGCCGGCGAGGTCGATGTCAGGCCCAACCCCACATCCCCCTCGACCTTCGCCTGCGCCGCCGCGATCAAGGTCTGGATGAGCGCATCCTCGGCCTCATGCTCGACCCTCAGAAACAGCTTCGCCTCCGCCACCGTCACCGGCTGCGCCATGGCAATCTCCATTGTCAAAAATCAGACCTCTCCCTCCCCCACGGGGGAGGGTGGTCGAGCCGCAGGCGAGACCGGGTGGGGAGGGCCAGGCAATCCGTATCCGGTCGCCCTGCCACCCCCACCCGGCCGCTACGCGGCCTGCCCTCCCCCGCAGGGGGAGGGAGAAACGAGCGCCGTCACCATCAGCTCGCGCTGAACTTCGTCACCTTGCCCTCCGCGACTACGTCGCGGAGAACTTCATGACTTTCACAGCATCGAAGTTCTGCACCCCGCCGCCGACCCGCTTGGTCGTGTAGAACAGCACATAGGGCTTGGCCGAATAGGGATCGCGCAACACCCGCACCCCCGCACGATCCACGATCAGATACCCCCGCTGAAAGTCCCCGAACGCGATGGACAGGCTGTTGGCCGCCACATCCGGCATCGTCTCGATCTCGGTGACCGGATAGCCCAGCAGCGACGCCGTCTCGCCCAGCCGCGTCGCCGGCTGCCAGATGTAGTTGCCGTCCGCGTCCTTGAACTTGCGCACGGCCGAGACCGTCTTGCGGTTCATCACGAAACGCCCGTTCGGCCGGTACTGGGCCTTGGGCGCATAGACCAGGTCGATCAGCCGGTCCGCCGGACTGGTCGGCGCGAACCCGCCCGCCGCCCCGGACGCCACATAGCCGATCTGACCCCAGGCCTGGCCCGCGTCCGCCACGGTCGGATAGGTCAAAAAGCCCTTGGGCTTGTTCACCCCGTCGCCGTTGACGAAGGCCTGGGTCTCTTGCGCCGCGAAGGCGTCCTCGACCTCGGCCGCCAGCCATTCGTCCAGATCGACCATGGCGTCGTCCAGCAACGCCTGGGTCGCCGCCGGATTGGCGTAGAGATCGGCCGACGGGAACTCCAGCAGGGCCAGGGTCGCCGGATCCGTCTCGGGCCGCGCGGCCGTTTCCGCCACCCAGCCGCAGGCCACGCCCGCTGTAGACACAGGCTTCCTGAACACGCCCGCCGCCACCGTGCGCACCGTGGCGATCTCGCGCATCGGCGAGGCCGCCATCAGACGCCGCTCAATGGCCCGCTCGGTCTCGTACGGCACGACATAGCCGCCCGAGGTCGCCCCGCCCGACAGCCCCGCCTTGACCTCCAGCGCGCCCGACTGGCCGGTCTTCAGATAGCCATCCCAAGCCGCCTTCGCCTCGGGCGCAGCCACCGGCTCGGCAGGTTCGCCACCGATCATGCCGGCGATCTGGGGACGCCTGTTCTGGCTCATCACCCGATCCAGCCGCGCCTGAGCCGCCGCCACCGCCTGGTCGATGCGCGCCACCTTCTCCTCCAGCAGCACATCGGCCGCCGCCTTCTTCTCGATCTCGTCCAGCCGGACGTCGTTCGCCCCTTTGAACGCCTCGAACGCCGCCATCATCTCATGCACGACAGCGCGCGCCTCCGGCGAGCCGGAAGCCTGTTTGGTCTCTTTCATGGTGTCTCCGGTTTTAATGGAAGAGGCGGCGCAGGTTGGAACCTGCAAGCGCCACGTCGAAGCCTCAGAGCTTCGATCTCTTTGACGGCACGGGCGATTTCGCCCACGCCTTTGCAACGCACGGTAATCTTACCGTTCGCGCATCTTGAAAACGCTGATATGTCTGAAAAGCGAAACCCCGCGAGGGCCTTTCGGCTGTCGCGGGGCTCTATCAGTCCGAAACCGTATGCCTAGGCAGTGACGAGTTCCGGCTCACTCGGATGTCTATACGCATAGTGGCGAACGTAGTTCAACAAAGTCTTATAGAGCAGCTTAGGCCCGTCATATCCGACGAACGGATCGGGACATATCTGACGGCGGCTGGTTTTGACACGGACCGAGCGCTGCGCCTCTACATCTGGAACGCCCTCATAGGCGAAGCCTTTCACCTGCCCATTCAATCCGTTGAGGTCGGCCTGCGCAACAGGATCAACGCTCATCTGATCAATCTGTACGGCCCGAGGTGGTGGCAGGAGCAAGTGTTTCTGAAGATGGCCGGGCGTGAACGCGCTTCTGATATCGAGACCGCGTTGCGGCGCATACGCAACAGAGGCGCGTCGCTCGACACCGGCCAGGTGGTCGCCACGCTCTCGTTCGGCTTCTGGGCCAGCCTGCTTCAAAAGAAGTACAATCCTCCGTTATGGGGCGGACGTCTTTCCTCCGCCTTCCCCTATCTGCCTCCTGGGACCAGTCGCGGCGATCTCGCCAATCGCGTGAAACGTGTGGCCGATTTCAGAAACCGGGTCTGGCATCACGAGCCGATCATCAAAAAGGATCTGCTGGCTGAATACTCGGTCGCCATGGAGCTTCTAGGCTGAATATGTCCGGTGAAAGCAGGATGGGTGCGTCCCCATTGTCGTGTTCCAACCCTCATGCGACAGAAGCCGTGAACCTAAGGCGTGTCCTATTCATGCCGTCCTTGGACAAAGCCTGATGTCCCACCTCACGCCGCTCGAAAGCGCCGTCATGGACGCCATGGTCTGGCAGATGGGCGACGGCGTCCCCGATCTGGCGGCGCAGGCGGCGTCCAGTTCGCCGGGTCTGCGTCGCAACACCGGCGCCGGCCTCTATTCCCGGATCGTCGTCGATGCGGACCGCATCGCCGCAAACCCGGACGCCACCGGCCTGTTCGGCACGGTCCATGTCGTGGTCGGCGATCTGCCCGATCCCATCGGCTTCCAGATCGAGCTGCGCCAGGGGCGGCTGATGGCCCTGCACGGCCAGAGCTATGGTCAGGACACCCGCGCCATCGACTTCTCCAGCACACCCTTCGGCGAGGTCTTCACCGTCGACGCCCGTGGCCAGTCCGTCCTCTACCGCCCCGCCCGGCGCGCCCCCGATCCCGTCGCCCCCAGACCAAAACCCGCCGTCCGCCCGACCACACAGGCCCAGACCCCGACCAAACTACCAGTCGCCGCCGCCAAACCAGCGGACCCCGCCCCGACGCCCGACGCCGCGCCCGGCATCGGCGAAATCCTTGCCAGCGCCTCCAACCCGACCGCCTCTCGCGCCGGCAGGCTGGCCCTGGTCTATCTCGGCGCCTATGCGCTCGCGGTGGTGTTCGTCCTGTTCGCCGAACTCGTCCTGCATCTCGGCTGGGTCTTCGCCGCCATCGTCGCCGGCTGGGCGTTGCGCTACATCCACGGCTCGAAAGGCCGCGCCAAAATGGCCGACCTCGCCGACCACCTGGACCGCAACGGCGCCTTCGAGGCCCTCAAGCCAAACTGAACCGCGCGCCCGGCAGCATGGGAAACGTCACCAGCGACACCTCCCACAGCTCGACCGCGCTCAGCACCCTCAACCGCCCCTGACGCCGGGCCCGCGCCGTGCGGTATCCGATCGACAGTCCGTCCATCGCTCCCGCCCGGCTCAGCGCGCCTGCGAACCGCGCCTCGGCCGACCAGTCTTCGATCCGTCCGCGCACGAACAGGCCGCGCGCATCCTCGACGATCTGCTCCCACACCCCGACCGGCGCCCGCGCATCATGCTGGTTCAGCATCCGCACCCCCGCCGCGCCCGTCTTGCCCAGACTGTCCGCGAACGCCCCCGCCTGCACCACATCCCCGTTCAGATCCGCCACGCCCCACAGCGAGGCGTAGCCTTGGATAACTAGCACATCGGACCTCTCCCTCCCCCCGCGGGGGAGGGTGGTCGAGCCGTCAGGCGAGACCGGGTGGGGGCGGCCAGGCGACGCCCCCCCGGCCTCTTTTGTTTCCAGCAGTGCGGCCTTGCCTGGCCGCCCCCACCCGGTCGCTTCGCGACCACCCTCCCCGGAGCGGGGAGGGAGAGACCTGCGCGCATCATCCATCACTTCCCCTCCAACCGCCGCTCGATCCGCTCCACGGTCGCCGCCGTCGCCTCGCCCTGGACCTCCAGCCGCGCCAGTCGTTCGGCGACCAGCCTCTGTTCCCCGACCCGCTGCTCCAGCGTCGCGATCCGCGCCGCCGCGCCCCCGGCCCAGACCAGGCCGCCGATGGTCTGCACCGCCACGGCGATCAGCAACGCCGTCGGCACGCGCCGGATTTGATGTTCGGTCATTCGCCCACCCCCGCCATCCGCCGGCGTTCCTCGTTTGTCAGGAAGCTCGCCGCCTCCAGCCGCGCCCACAGGGCGTCCCGCTCGGGCTGCAGCGCCGACACCGCATCCAGGTCCGCCCGCACCTCGCACCCCGCGAACCGCTCGCCCAGCCAGCCCGTCATCGCCCCCGCCGCCTTCTTCACAAGCGGGATCACCGTCTGTCGCCAGAAGGCCGCATTGGCCTCGCGATAGTTGGCGTAGGTCGCGTCCCCCGGTATCCCCAGCAGCTGCGGCGGAACCCCGAAGGCCAAGGCGATCTCGCGCGCCGCCGCATGTTTGCCGGCCGTGAAATCCATCTCCGCCGGCGTCAGGCTCAGCGGCTTCCAGTCCATCCCGCCCTCCAGCAGGATCGGCCGCCCGGCGTTCGTCGCCCCCGCATAGACGTTCGACAGCTGATCCTTCAGCGCCTCGAACTGCCCGTCCGTCAGCCGCTCGCCGTTACGCGCGCCGTAAACCAGCGCCCCCGACGGCCGCGCCGCATTGTCCAGCAGGGCCTTGTTCCAGGCGCCCGCCGCATTGTGCGCATCCACCCCTTGCGCCGCCGCCTCCAGCGGCGACAGCCCATACCAGTCGTCCAGCGGGTGCCATAGCTTCAGGTGCATCACCGGCGCCCAGCCGTCCGCCGCCCGCCCGATCCGCACCGACCGTCCGTCTACGGAATAATCCCAGGCCTCGGGCCAGCCTGACCGGCCCGGAACCACCTTCACCCGATCCGACCGCAGCGCCCACAGCTCGTCCGGCGCCCCGTCTCCATCCGCATCGCCGGTCGCCTCGACATAGGCGTTGCCCGACACCTGCAGCGCGCCATAGACCGCCTCCATCAGCTCCGCCCCCGACTGCTCGGGATTGGGCCGACGCATCAGTTTCGCCAACGGATGCGCCTCGTCGCGCACCCCGTCCACGAACACCGCGAACGGCGCCGCCGCCGCCGCCTCGGCGATCATGCGGATGCAGCGATAGGCCACCGCATTCTTCTGATACCCCTCGCGCGCCAGGCTGGCGTAGTCGTTGGGCGTCCACCGCGGCCGCCCCACCCCCGACAGGGCGATCACCCCGCCCGCCCGGCTTTCCTTCGCCTCGGGCGCACGCACGCGCCCCGCCTGGCCGAACGGCCACCGGATCGAAACCATCACAATCTCCTCAGATTTCTCGTCCCTTCTCCCAGTGGGAGAAGGTGGCTCGAAGAGCCGGATGAGGGTCGGCTGGTGGGCCAAATCGCACGAGCCCCGCCCTCACCCTTTCGCGCAAGTCCGACCGCTACGCGTTCGGGCGCTCAAGCCCTCTCCCAACGGGAGAGGGGCGCATAACTTTCAACACCGGCCGCTCCACCCACAGATGCACGATGACGCCCGCGGCCAAACTCGCGAGCACCGTCAGCCCCACCACCGCATCCCCCGGCGCCGCGACCACCCCGCTCTCGAATAGCCGTCCCAGCGCCCGGATGACCAGCACATGCGTCAGATAGATCGAATAGGACGCATCCCCCATAAAGGCCGCCGCCCGCGCCAACCGCCCCGGCGCCACGTCCGCCCGCTCCATCCGCACCACGCCGAACACCAGCAGCGCGCTGGGCAGGCCCCAGATCAGCACCCGCCTCAACCCGTTCAACGGATCGTTCAACGCCCTCACATCGTCGATCCCGCCATAGCCGACGACCAGGCTCAGCCCGAACCCGACCATCGCCAGCCCGACCGCCCACCGCCCCAGCCGACGCGGCGCCTCCCGCCACACCGACGCGATCCCGACGCCCAGCAAGAACTCCAGAATGATCGGCGCGCCCCAGAACCTCAGCACCGGCGCCGCCACGACCAACCCGGCCGCCAGCATCACCGCATAGGCCCCGACCAACCCCCAGCCGACCCGCTTCCCACCCGCCATCGCCAGCCCGAACCCGGCGTAGAACAGCATCTCGAAACACAGGGTCCACCCCGGCCCCAGCGCCGGAAACGTCATCTCCAGTCCGCTGAACGGCCAGAACAGAAATGTCGCCACCGCCACCTCAGGGCTCAGCGTCCCGCCCCGCGCCATCACCACCAGGATAGGCAGCGACAGCAGCCAGTAGATCGGCGCCACCCTGCGAAACCGTCGCCACAGAAAGTCGCCGGCCGCGCCCACGCCCGCCTGTCCCCGCGTCGTCGTCGCGATGATGAAGCCGCTGATGACGAAGAACACGTCCACGCCCACCGCGCCGAAATCCTCCAGCGTCTCGCCCGCCAGAACCGTCTCCAGCCCCAGCCGCGTCCCCGCCAGGTCCAGCGCATGGGCGACGACCACCGCCGTCGCCGCCGCGAACCGCAGCCCCTGCACCCCGTAAAACCGCTCCCCCATCCGCCACGGTTAACATCGCGCGCGTAGAACAAACAACCTCAGATAATCACCCGCGCCCGCATCGCCTCGGCGATCCTGGCCTGACCCGCCGCATTGGGATGGACGGCGTCGAACATCAGTCCGCTGGCGAAACCGCCGCCGAACAGGGCCGTCCCGTCGATGGGCGCCGCCAGCCCCCGCGCCGCCGCAACCTCCAATACCGCATCCCGGATCGCGCCCTGGGCGGCATAGCTCGCCTTGCCCTGCGCCGGATCGGACGGACATCCCGTCATCAACAGCACGTCTCCCGTGGTCAGGCACCGATCCACCAACGCCCCTAGCCCGGCCTTGTAGGTCGCGATCGCCGTCCCCGCATTCCAGTCGTTGATCGTCAGGCAGACGACCGAAAGATCCGGCCCGGCCGCCGGGATCGACCCATAGGCGCGGTACGGCTGGTCTGTCGTGATCCAGTCCGCCACCTTGGCCCCGCCCCAGCCGGCGTTGATCACCCGCGCCCGCCGCACGTCCGACCGCCATGCGACCCCGCCCGAAATGAACACCGCCCCGCCCGAGGCCCAGCGCACCGTCACCGGCCCGCTCGTCTCGGGAAAGGCGACGGTCGTCACCTCCATCGACGCGGCCTTGGTCGTGTTCACGCTCGCGCGCACCACCCCGTCCGTCTCGACCGTCATCACCCCCAGCGCCGTATTGGTCACGGCCCACATGTCGAACCGATCCACGGCCGCGTCGGGCTGAAAGCTCCAGGCGCCAGCGGACGCCGCCGCGCCCGAGAACAGCTTGCCCCCCATCCCCGTCAGCGCATTGACGCCCCACCCCGCGCCCATCGTCACGCGCGGATCATAGGCGGAATAGCCCCCGCTCGCCCCGTCCGCCGCCCCTGCCCCGGCCACCGAGGCCGCCGACGCCGGAAGCCCCCGCCCGCTCATCATAACCGCCAGCCGCTCGGGCCAGGCGCCGGCCCGACCGTTCGGCGTCCACCCGCCGGAAACCCCGCCATAGCCTTGCGTCACGCTGTCGCCGATGCACAGCAGCCGCGCCTCGCGCCCGCCCGCCTGCATCGTCCGCACCGCCGCCGACCAGACGGGCAGGTCCGGCACGGAAAACCGAGACCGCCCCAATACCCCGCCCGGCGCCGCCGTCGTCGCCCCGATCTCGACGCCCGACATCAGTCGAAGGCCGCAACGATCTGCGTCGCCGTCGTCCCGGTCGCCAGCACCCGCCGCACCTGCACCGGCAACCACCCCACCGGATGGTTGGCGAAGGTCACGGCGTCCCCGTCCTCGCCCCCGACCGTCAGCACACGGATATTGCCCGCCGCCCCGACATACAGCGCCTTGGCATAGGCCGTCAGATCGACCGTATCGCTGGGCGTCACCGCCACCGCGCGCCGCGCCGGCCCGCTCGCATCGCGCCCATGGTTCAGCAATCCGTCCCGCTCGGGAATGGCCGGCATCTCGTCTCTCCTGTTCAAAAAAAATCTCCCTCCCCCCGCGGGGGAGGGTGGCTGAGCCGCAGGCGAAGCCGGGTGGGGGCGGCAAGGCGCCCCATCACCGATCTTGCGTGATCATCCGTGCGCCCCTGCCGGGCCGCCCCCACCCGGTCGCTCCGCGACCCCCCTCCCCGTTCCGGGGAGGGAAAAGCCCTAGAGCCTTCTTATCGATGGTCCCGCCGACTGCGGCCCCAGCATCAACCGCGTGATCGCCCATACCAGGGCGTCCGCCCGGTCCGGGCTAGGCCCGCCCTCGCACCCCAGGGCCAGCATCTCTTCCTCCAGCGCCGGAAACGCGTCGCAGTGGACCACCCGCCCCTGTTCGTAGAGCAGAGCCACCGGCTCGGCCCGCGCCGCCTTGGACCGCGAGGCGTGCACCATCTCGACCGGCGCGGGACAGTCGTTGGTCCTCAAGACCGCGCGCACCATGTCCCCGCCCTGATTGCCCTCGGCGACCACCTCGTGCGCCCCATAATCCCGCGCGGCCTGACAGACTGCCTTGGCCCAGCCGCCCGGCGACAGCCCCCGCACCGTCCGGTCGGCCAGAACGAAGGCCTGCCGATCCCTGCGACCGACCACCACGATCCCGCAGGCGTCGCCGCCCGCCGTCGCCGGCGGATCGACCGCCACCACCACCCGCTCCAGCTCGACCGGCCGCGCGCCCCTGGCCCGTTTCAGATCCTCGATATGGAACAGGGCGCCCTCGCCCTCTACCACCAGGCCTTCCAACTCCTGCGCCGCCAGCCGCGTCCCGCCATAGACGTCGTGCAGATGCGCCAGAAATCCGGGCGACAGGTTCTGCGCGTTCAACGCCGTCGCCGCCCGTTCCGTCACCGTCCCGGCCTCGGCCATCAGCCGCCTCAGCGCCGGGATCGGCCGGGGCGTCGTCGTCACCGCCAGCAGCGGCTCGTCCCCCAGCCGCAATCCGAATCTCAGGTTCGACAGCACCATCTCCGGCTTGCGCCAGGCGCAGAACTCGTCCGCCCAGGCCGCATGAAACTGCGGCCCCCTCAGACTGTCCGGGTCTTCCGCAGAAAACGCATAGGCCGCCGATTGATTGCCCCACACCAGCCGACGCCGCCCCGCTTCCCAGCGCGGCCGGTCACCCGGTTCCGCCAACGCCTTGATCCCCGACGCCCCCTCCACCATCACCTCGCGCACGTCGTGCAGGGCGGGGCCGACCAGAGCCAGGGTGATGCCGGGCAGCTCGCGCGCCATGATGTCGATCCAGACCGACCCGGCGAAGGTCTTGCCCGACCCCCGTCCGCCCAGCAGCAGCCAGGTCTTCAGATCATCGTCAGTCGGAAGACACTGATGGCTCGCCAC